GTAAATACACCGGGATACAAAAATTATTTACAAGTATTACCGGCTAAAGTTTCTGGGCAAGGATTTTCTAAAAACGTTAATGCTTTAGAATTTACATTTAGAACAGACGATGAAGTTATATATACTCCAGGAATAGAATATAATGTATTTAGCTATCATTCTGCATTAGATTTTGAAAATAGTTCTTCTGTAGATTCGGTTGCCGCTAATATTGCAGTGACAGTTAAACGTGAAAGCGCTACAGATAATGAAGGAACGGTATATTTACGAATTGCAGGTAAGACACCCGTGTCAATGTCAAATACATATGTATTTGATAATGGATTTAATTTAATGTATTTAGAAGATAACGGTACTAATACAACGTTAAAGTATACAAAAGCTAAATACGGTAAAATAGTAGATACGGGGTCTATTTTTATAACTGATACATCTTTTTTTACAGATGTAAATACTAATACATTAGGTGCAATGCGCTGGGGCAACCCAGGAACAGCATCAATTAATAGTATAAATATATCTCCGTTTTCAGGGCATATACAAGAAATTCGTTTATGGAGTGGATCTTTAAATACGCAATCATTATTTGAACATGCATTATCTCCAGAAACATATACATACAATGTAAATCGAAATGCATTAACAGGAAATGAAGCATTAGAGCCGTATAACCGTTTAGTACAGCGATATACTATAACAAATAAAAGATTTTATGTATTAACTGCATCCTTTGATACTCCGTCAACTTCTGATTCATTTGTGCGTACATATCAATTAAGTGCACATCCTAATCAAAAATTAGATGCATATAAATTTGATAATTTTTCAAATAATCAATTAGGAGGAGGTTTATGGTTAGTCAACGTATCCGGTTCAAATCAAATTAATGAAGTATTTGATGGGTTTGATGAAACATATTATACACCATCTCCTTCTTTAGGAGGAAATTCGTTATATACAAATAAAGTACGTATTGAATCTAATTCATTAACCGGGTTTTTAAGTCCTAAAAAGCGAGTTGAAGTAAGTTCTTTTGATAAATTTTCTAATGATTCAAATAAAATAGGAATTTATTTTTCTCCTCAAGATTCGATTAATGAAGATATATTTAATCAATTAGGATATTTTGAAATAGACGATTATATCGGAGACCCAGGGGCAATATATACAGAACATTATCCCGAATTAGAAGACTTCGCTAAAGATTATTGGATAAAATACGATAATAAAAATGATTTTGAAGCATTTTTTAGAGCATTGTCTATATATGATATGTCTATTTTTAGATATATTAAAGATATGATGCCATACAGGGCAAATGTAGTTTCAGGATTTTTAGTACAGCCTAATGTTTTAGAGCGTAAAAGATTTAAAACTACAAAACCTACTGTAGAACAAAATTTAACTCATGTAGCTATTTTAGATGGTACGGTAGTAAATCCAGATGTAATTGGAACATATAATACACATGAAGCTTCAATTGAAGATCCAGCTCCAACTGCTACTGCAAATTATTTAAGTAATCAATCTGCAGTAATTAATGTAATTTCTGATAATACTATGGCAGGGGAATATAAATCTTCTGTAGGAGAAATAGATTATGATTATAATGTAGATAAATTAGGGACTACATGGTCATCGGGATCTAAACATTATGTACAAAATAGATATGTAGGAAGATATGTAATTAATGATACGGGTTCATATACACCAATTCAAACGATTATAGTTAATAGTAGATATGATATATTAGACCAAGTATCAGAATATTTAACGTTATCTGCGTCATTAAACGGTCTTCAACAAGGTACTTATGGCGGCGCATATTATTACATAAATCAAACAGGTCAAGATGCGGGCGGCGTATAAAAATTATAAGTATTATAATTATATAAAAAAGATTTATGTCACATATTCCGTATAATTCAGAACGATCGATAATAAGAGAATTTGAAATTCGTCGAAGCGGTGCCACATTGGTCACCTATCCAATAACATATGATGATATTATAAACAGAAAAAATGCTACAAATACTTTTATTAATTTATTAAGATTAAAATACGGTAATGCTGCAGCATTTATTTTATCAGGACCAGGCGTAGATAATAACGGACTATTAACAGATGATTTATTTTATCAATTTAATAATACATTAGTATCTATTGCCGGAACGCCGACTGCGGCAGAAATTCAAACCGCATTTAACGATATAACATCTCAAGTATATGTAACTGTAATATATCCAACCCAACCTACATATGAGTATCCATGGTATTATGAATATCGTTTTTATCCATATTCTACTTTAGATAGGTTTGAATTTAATTCTAAACAAATACAAAATTTAAAATATTTAGGTAGTAAATTAACCAGTACGGCAATTAATGTAGATTCTGCACAAACATCAGATGGCGGCCCTGTCGTTAAAGTTTCAAAAGTAAATCAAAATCAAATCGTATTTTCAAATAATAATATTACAACCGCACGAGCTAATATAAGCGGATTACCAATAAGGCAATTAACTGCACGCACAGGAACATCTGCTGGCACAATTCCTCGCAATTCTAGCCAAACTGGAGGAGCTCCCACCGGCGGCGGCGAACTGCCAGGAGAAACTTCATAACATTTTAATATTTTAATAAAAAACCTATCATTCATATATTTATTAAAAAGGTATAAATAAATGGGATATTTAGATAACAGTTCGATTACAGTTGATGCTATATTAACTAAAAAAGGCAGAGAGCTTTTAGCAAAAGGCAGAGACCAGTTTAGAATTACTCAATTTGCTTTAGCGGATGATGAAATTGATTATAATTTATGGAATCCTGCTCATCCTTTAGGTTCTGCATATTATGGCATTATTATTGAAAATATGCCTCTTGTAGAAGCATTACCTGACGAAAGTCAAGCAATGAAATATAAGCTTATTACATTGCCACGTAAAACTGCAAGAATTCCTGTATTGCAAGTACCGCAAACATCTATTATATTAACTGCTCCTGGACAAGAGGCTGTAATTACTCCGAAGACAGTAAATTATGATCAGGCAAATACTACGTATGGATATACTGCAATACTTGCAGATTCGGATATAGCTACTATATCTGCAACTCGTACGGTAGGCAGAACTTCTGCAACTCCCACGACCCCTTCATTTTATGGTGATACAAACCAAAGCGTTGCAGTTACGGGTTTAGAATTTAGAGTAGTAGCTAAACAGCAATTAGTAAGTGATGCATCTACAACTATTACTATTATAGGTAATGAAACAGGTGGAAGAGTTATTGTTAATTTAACTGTACGTAAAACTAACTTGGCTACTGCAATAGGAACTTCTAATTTAACTGGTAATATATAAAATAAAATAGAAATATAAATTATGAGAGGACTTAATATTAATCAAACCGCGCAAGGGTCAGAACAACCTACGACTAGACCTGTATCGACGGGAGAGTCTGTTGCAGTTGATTCGGCAGCGTTAGATGCAATTATCGAAGATAGGGCAATTCAATTAGCTCAACAAATTGTAGCGAGTCAAGTTAATGCTGCTCAATTACAAGGTTCTGGACGTATTTATACTCCTTTTAATATGTCTACGGATATCGTACCCGACCAAAAAACTTTAGTAACTGCGGGATTATTTTCAGGAGCATCCGCCAGTATTAGTACAATATATTCATCGTCCGCACAAAGTACTACTTCAAAACAATATTATTATGCAGTATATAAAGAATCTGATACTATAAATAATTCAAGTCAATTTTCTGTTGCATATGGACATAGATTAGGAAGCGGGAGTTATTCCGCAGGACAATTAAATGATAGTCCTACAAAAGCAGTATATTCTCAATATAAACAGCTTTTATTAAATCCTGGAGATTCTACGTTTAGCTTTGCAAATGGAGAATCAGACTTAATTTATGTAATTAATTTTGACCGTGCACGTTTACGTGATAGATTAGATCCTGGTAATTGGCAATTTTCTTTAGCTCAATTAAATGGAGCTTCATTTGCAAATAACGTATTTACAGGTAGTAATGTAGCTATAGCAGCATCACCAAAAATATTTACATTAATTGACGATTCAGGTGACACCGATCAGTCAATAGGATTTTCTGCAGGAGGCCGTGTATATAATATAATTTCCGGATCATTAACTAACGGTGGATATATAGTTAATAATGATTATGTATATTACGGTTTAGCATATCCAGATATGGGAATGCTTGTATTAAACGGAGATATGCTTAATATCTCTGCATCATTTAATACCGTAACGGGTTCGTCAATTGCAGGAGATAATGCATTTAAATTATTTACTGCAATATCAGGCGCAATGTCAATCGATCCGTCAAATTATTCATTTCAAGCCCGTAATGAAGAGATAGTTAATAGCACGCATTATTTTGTACGGGTTAAAAACGGAGAATATAATTTTTCAAATAATCCGTCATTTACTACAGGTTCAGTAGGTGAATTTTCTCAACCTACATTTATAGGAGATCCAAAAACATATATAACTACGATTGGAATGTATAATGATAATCAAGAATTACTTGCTTTAGCTAAATTAAGCCAGCCAATTCAAAAATCATTTCAAAATGAAGCATTAATAAAAGTTAAACTTGATTTTTAATATTAATTAATAAATGATTAAATGATTAGTCCCCTATAATATAGGGGATTTTTCATTTTAAGATATTTATATAAAATACGTTCGATAAATGAGTACATTTAAAGTAATCGCTCCGGAAGATCAAACCGTTACACCGTTTAAAGTGTATAAAAGCTGGGAATATTCCGGAACGTCTGCTACTAGATTTAGTGAATTAACTAATCAAGGAATTACTCTTTTAACTGCAATTAAACCAAATTATAATAATTTTTCTGCAAAAAAAATTCCTTTAGATTTTAATGAAGAATGTTTTTTAGATTACGGATCTAGTATTTTAAATTTAGATGTAAAAAATGTACCTACTGGGATTGAATGGTACTCGTTAAATCATAGATATTTTAATTTGTATGAAACCGTACCTGCCGCACATGGAGCATCACCAATAACGAATGTTAGTCAATTTAATTCTTGGCAAGGTACATCATTTCAGTCAATTACTGCTTCGTATTTAAAAACATATGATTCGGTTATAAACGAAATTAATCCATCAGGTTCAGTAGAATTAACTAGTTTAGCATCCGTAATATCTATTCCACAAAATAAATTTGGAGAAGAAATAAAACCTGGGTCATTATCATTAATAATGTCTTCGTCTATAGGAGGTACTAGTCTTAATTATATATTACAAGACGACGGTAAAGGAAATTTAATAGATACTTCAATATCTTCAAGCGTTAAATTACATAATAGAATATTTTATTTAGGATTTAATCAAGATGAATATGAATCTAATTTATTAAATAACACAGATAATTCTAGATATCCTACAGAATTAAAATTTTATAATGTAGGAACTGCTACGAGTTTTATTAATACACAAGTAGGAACGTATTATTCTAGTCCAGGTACTAGTGCCAATTTAAATTTATACCATGGATTAGCTGGAACATTTTCTTCAAGCTACGTACGAATTGATTCATTTCCTAGCTATTTTAATCCTAAAGTAGATGACGATTATGCAGTAAGTTTATGGTTTTATTTAGACACATTAACTCCAGGCCATGGCCAAAATTCACATATAATTACAAAACGTGGATTAGGTAAAAATGTATTTAAATTACGTAGAGATTTAAATTTAGAAGAAGGCGGATATTGGAATTTAAATTCAACAGTATTTCCTTACGAAATTAGTGTTACGCCAGCCGGTACGCTATTAGCCCGAGCAGGAGATGGTACAAAAGTAGTAACATTAAATACTTCAGTATCAGCTACTACACCATATCATTGCGTATTTCAAAAATCAGGGTCTGCATTTGAATTATGGCTAAATGGTACGCGCGTAGATTCGGAATTAAATGTTAATTTAGTAAATATTACTAATACTTCTGATATTTTTATAGGGTCTTTTGCTACTAGAAAAAAACTTAAAAATCAACCGTATGCTGCAATGGAAGGTAAAATTGATGAAGTTCAAATATTTAATACACATTTAACTTCAAATGAAATTAAAGTATTATCTCATAAAAGTACATTAAATACTAATTTATATAATCGACATGGTATAGGTAAAGTTTTTTATAAAGAAGGATTAATTGTAATAAGTAGCATTAATCCTAAATACGGAGCGAAATACAGTAGCCGTTCAAATACATACGACTCTTATTTTCCTGAAACAATGTTTGCTAGTACTTTATATAATAATGGAAATAGTTTTAATATTGACGCAGATAATTCATCTTATATTAGTTCTCTAGCAAATGACAATTTAAATACATCTGGTTCTATTGTAAAAATGACAGTTCAATGGAACTCTACACAAACATTGTATGAAAATGAAATATTATGTAGAATGAAAGCGGACGAATTTAATTTTACAATGAATCATAGTATTTTTAAAGAATCAGAAAATAGCCAATTACCTAAAGATTTTATTTATAATGATGAATTCGGGCCATATATAACTACAATTGGGTTATATAATGAAAATGCAGAATTATTAGCAATAGGTAAGTTAGCAAATCCAATTAAAAAACGGTCTAATGTAGATTTAAATATAATAGTAAGATTTGATCAATAATATGAAAAGAAAAAAATTTTCTAACGAAGCAATAGCAAGAAAATACGGTTACAAAAGTGGTTTAGAAGAAACAATAGCAAATGTATTAACTGATAAAAAAGTTAATTTTGCTTATGAAGAAGAAAAAATAACTTATATTGTTCCAGAAACACCACACAAATATACTCCGGACTTTAAAATAAGAAAATCGGGAGATCGTATTTTATATATTGAAACAAAAGGACGATGGGTTACTGCCGATCGTAAAAAACTTAAAATGGTTAAAGAACAACATCCGGAGTTAGATATACGTATTTTATTTCAAAATGCAAAAAACAAAATATCTAAAAAATCTAAAACTACATATGGAGATTATGCCGATAAAATAGGCATTCCATGGGCAGAAAAAACAATTCCTGATTCCTGGCTTGAATAACGTAAGATTTTCTTTATATTAAATCAGAATATGGAAAATACTAGGTTATTAGATTTAATTCAGTCCGTACTAGGTAAAGGTAAAAAGACTAATAAAGGCAATGTAGCATTTCATTGTCCTTTTTGTAATCACTCAAAAAAGAAACTTGAAGTTCAAGTTCTTACAAGCGATAAATTAGAAAATCATTGGCATTGTTGGGTATGTAATAAATCAGGTAAAAAAATATCTACGTTATTTAAAGCATTGAACGTAGACAAACAAAAATATACAGAGTTATATAAAATTTTAGATATATCTCCGCGTATACATAATGTACAGCAAATACATGTACAAGTAAAACTACCAGAGCATTTTCATCCGCTATATATTAAACGTCCTTCAGTCGAATATAAAAATGCATTATTTTATTTACTTAAAAAACGTAATTTAGATATTTACGATATTATAAAATACAATATTGGATATTGCGAAGAAGGAGAATATGCTAAAAAAATTATTATACCTTCTTATAATGAACAAGGACAATTAAATTATTTTGTATCTAGAACATATTATGATGCAGAATCTTTTAGATATAAAAATCCTGAAGTATCTAAAAATATTATAGGATTTGAAAATTTAATTAGTTGGGATTTACCTTTAGTATTAGTTGAAGGAGCATTTGATGCAATCGCAATAAAACGTAATGCTATTCCGCTGTTTGGTAAAACGATTAGCGAATCACTAAAAATGAAAATTAAGCACTGCAACATGCAGAATATTTTATAAGTAATGGAATAACAGTATATTTTGTTGATTTACATGAAAAAGATCCTTCAGAAATAGGATTTGAAAAAATGTGCGAATTAATAGAAAATACAGAACCATTAACTTTTGAAAAATTTATTGAATATAAATTATTTGGATAATATGGATATAAAGACAATAGACATAGGAATAAGCCACATTAACAAGATATATCATTTAGCAGATATTCATATTAGAAATCTTAAACGTCATGATGAATATAAACTTGTTTTTGATCGTACTGTAGATCAAATTAAATCTACAATTGGGCCTAATGATATAATTTATTTAGCAGGAGATATTGTTCATGCTAAAACGGATATGTCACCAGAGTTAGTACATTATGTACAAGACTTTTTTACTATGATGGCTGATGTAGCGCCTACAATATTAATTACAGGTAATCATGATTGCAATTTAAATAATAAGAATCGTTTAGATGCATTGACACCAATTGTAAATGCACTTAAGCATCCTAATTTATTTTATTTAAAAGATTCGGGAATATATCAAATTGCAGATATTCAGTTTACAGTAATGTCAGTAATGGATAAACCTGTAGATTATCTTAAAGCAGATAAAAATAATAGCTCATATAAAATAGCATTGCATCATGGGTCTGTAGATCAAGCTATAACTGATATCGGATTTAGAATTACTAATGATCATGTTAATATTAATATATTTGATGGATACGATTTAACGTTGTTAGGAGATATACATAAAATGCAATATCTTAATAAAGAAAAAACTATTGCATTTGCAGGAAGTTTAATTCAGCAAAATCATTCTGAAGGTTTAGTTCATGGGTATTTAGAATGGGACGTTAAAAATAAAACATCTAATTTTGTACAAGTACCTAATGACTATTGTTTTTATACATTAGATATTGATGCCGGAAATCATACATCATACGACGGACTGCCAAATAACGTAAGATTACGTGTACGCGTAAAAGATACTACAATTGATATATTAAATAACATATTAGCTGACTTTAAAACTAAGTATAATGTTAT